GCATCTCGAACAACCACTGCATGCTGCCGGACGCTTTTTTCTGGAGCTACCTGCGCATGTTCAAACCGAATGGGTCCGTCGCCGTCAAGGGCGAATCCTCGGTAAAGGCGTCTTCGATCAACGACGCCGTGTACAAGGCCTGCCAGATGGGGGCCGAGTGGCTGTTCTTGATGGACGTGGACCAATTGTTCCCGCCCGACACGATTCCCCGCCTCATGGAGACCGCCAAGAAGCATGAGGCGGGGATCGTGTCGGTCCTATACCACATCGGCCGCGCGCCTTACGCGCCGGTGGCCGGGTGGATGAAGGAGGAGGGGAATACGATTTCCTTCTTCAACAAGAACGGCGTGGACTGGAAGGAGAACTACTGTTCGCTGGGGAAGGGCGTCGTGGAAGTGGACTGGGCAGGCTCCGGTGGGATGCTGATCCACCGAAAGGTACTGGACGCCGTGGGCTGGCCGGCCTTCACGGACATCTGGCGGCCGGACACGGGCCGGCGGATCGTCGGGCACGACGTGAATTTCTGCATGCAGGCTAAAAAGAAAGGGTTCAAGATCGTGGTGGACACTGACGTGTGCTCGGACCACGGAAAGATGACCTACGTCAGCCGGGAGTGGGCGGAAGGGTTCAATTCCTCGGGCATGGTCGACTCCATGCTGGAGTCCATGCAGAAACAGGCCCTTGAAAGCGGCTATTGGGATGTGCTGTGGCAGGCGGAGGGGATCCGCGGGAAGGAGCGGATGGGCGGCTACGAAGAGACCTTCCGCGACGTGATGGGCGCCCTTAAAGGGGCCGATGGGATGAGTGTCGCCGACATCGGCTGCGGCACAGGGGTTCTGTTGCAGTTTCTGAACGAGCACGGATTAGAGGCTGGACGATTTTCGCCTGCCACTTTTACAGGCTACGACTTTTCCGAGAAGGCCATCGAAGCCGTGGAGAAGAAAGGCTTCAAAGGCATCGTCGCCGACGTGCGCAGCTACGCCCCCAACGGCGACGCCCACAGCTACGACGCCGTCGTGAGCGCGCACGTGATCGAGCACATCAAGGAAGAGGACCGCTTCGTGTCGCTCCTGCGCGCGCTGGTCAAGCCAGAGGGCACGGTCGTCGTGGCGACGCCGTGGCGCGAAGAGATCCAGGGTCATTTTGAGCACGTGCGCGGATATTCCGAGGAGTCTCTTCGCGCGGCGCTGGGCAAACAATTTAAGAAGATCGACATCAAAAAGAATTCCCGCGACTACGTGGCCGTCTGTAGGGCCTAAGTAGAAGCGCCCCGTTTTTCCGCCGCTTCCCGCGGCGCCCCGCCTGTCCAGGCGCATGGAACCACACAAATCAACTATAGGAGGCATGCGCCATGCCCGATAAGGCGTTACGTGCGAACTTTGGAGACCTGTTGGCACCGGGTTTCCGGGAGATCTTCGACGCGAACATGTTTGCCGGCTACCCGCCGGAGTTCCCGAAGATCTTCAACGTGCTCAGCTCGGAGCGGCAGTACGAGGATGATTCCTCGGTCTCCGGCTTGGGGACAGTGCCGGACAAGGAAGAGGGCGTCGGCATCACCTACGACTCCCCGATCCAGGGCTACAACAAGCGGTACACCCACACGACCCGCGCCCTCGGGTTCCGCGTCACCCGCGAGATGTGGGAGGACGACCTGTACGGGAAGATGCGGAAGATGCCGAAGGCCCTGTCGCGCTCCATGAGCGTCACCGTGGAGCAGGATGCGGCCAACGTCTACAACCGCGCCTTCAACAGCACCTACACCGGCGGCGACGGCATCTGCCTCTGCTCCACCAGCCACCCCTTGACGGGCGGCGGAACCGAGCAGAATGCGCTGAGCAGCGCCGCGGACTTCACGGACACCTCGCTGGAGCAGGCCCTGATCGATATCCAAGCCACAACGGACGATCGCGGGCTGGTCTTGGCGCTGCGGCCCATGAAGCTGCTCGTCGCTCCTTCGGGTGAATGGAATGCCCGCAAGATCCTCAACTCCGGTCAGGACCCCGACAGCGCGAACAACGCCATCAACCCGGCGCAGGGCGCGCTTCCCGGCGGCATCGTCGTGAACCACTACCTGACCGACACCGACGCCTGGTTTATCCTCGGAGACACGCACGAGGTGAACTTCTTCTGGCGCCGGCGCCCTGCTTTCGAGCAGGACAACGACTTCGATACCGAGGACGCCAAGTTCAAGGCGACCGCGCGGTGGTCGAACGGGTTCAGCGAGTGGCGCGGGATCTACGGATCTCCGGGCATCTAAAACGGGTAAGGGGCGGTGCGATTCCGCTCGGCGCCGACCATATCGGTGACATCACCGATATGGTCGCGCGTTCCTAAACCAGGAGGCTTCACATGGGTGTTACGAACTTCCCGAACGGTCTCACCTCGTTTGGCGTGCCTGTTATGGGCGGCAACCGCATCCCGGCCACGACCGGGACGTATTTCTTCGTGGACTCCACGACCGGAAGCAATGCGAATTCCGGCCGGGACAAGGACCATCCTGTCGCCACCCTGGCCTATGCGCTGACGTTGTGCACGGCCAGCAAGGGCGACGTGGTCATCCTCATGCCCGGACACGCGGAGACGGTGTCGACGACGATCACCCCGATCGCGGGCTGCACCATCGTCGGACTGGGCTTTGGCCGTAACCGGCCGGTGTTCACCTCCGCCGCCAGCGCGATCGATGTGTTCACGATCAGCGCGAACAACGTCACGCTCAACAACTTCGTGATCGTGGGCGCGTCGGCCAGCGTCACGGCCCTGCTGGAAATCAGCGGGACCTACCCGACGTTCATCGACATGGAACTTCAGGGCGGGGTGACGCCGACCTCCCTGGTGACGGTGTCCGCGGGAGCCGACGGAGCGCGTTGGCTCAACACCCGTTTCCGCGCGGCTGCGGGGACGGACAAGGGCATCATCATCGAGGCGACGGCGATCGCTCCCGACTGGCTGATGGAGAACACGTACTTCCACGGCAGCTCGGTGCGCGATGTCGACACCGCCTTCATCTCCATGTCCAAGAAGTCGCTGACGGGCCTGCTCGTCAACGGGTTCTACGGCCTGGCGGTGGTGGGCGGCGACAACGTTGCGGCGTTCGACTTCAACTCCTCCACGGGATTGGTCGACGGCCTTCTGTGCAACGTGCACTTCGGCTTGGACGCCGCTTCTTCGGCGGCTGACGTGTTCGATGCGGGCGGCATGCTGACCTCGCAGGTCTTCTTCACGGATGTCGTGACGGCGACCGGCGCGCGCGTGCCCTCGACGACGGCCAGCTAAACATGGCCGACCGCGTCAAGATCGCCGTCTGCGTGCCTTGGGCCAGCCCCTTCATCTGGACCCGCTTCTCCGAAGCGGCTCTTCAGGTGCGGGCGCCCGCTGGAACCGAAATCCAGTGGGTGTTTGGAAAAGGGTGGTGCCCGGCGCGGCGGCATACCGACGCGATCGAAAAGGCATTGGATTGGGGGGCCGATCTGGTCTGCATTTTCGGTGCGGACCAGATCGCGCCTCCCGATCTGCTCGAGCGACTTTACGCTCGCTTCTTGGAAGGGAAGCAGGTCGTGTGTGCCCTGGTCCCGTCGAGGGGATTCTTCGGCCACAACGTGGGGACGAAACCTTTCCAACCCTTGGCCTGGAAATGGAAATCCCTGCCCGTGGACGAGAGCGGCAACCCTGTGTGGCGCGACTATCGCGGCCAGGAGCAGGACGGGGACATGATCGAGGTCATCAAGGCCGACGGGGAAGTCCACCAGGTGCACATGATCGGTTCCGGGTGCCTGATGTTCCACCGGGACCATATCCTGTCCCTGGCCCGGCCCTGGTTCACGGAGGCCGTGGACCCGAAAACCTACCGGCGCTTCGCCAACATGGACACCCGCTTCGCTTGGCGCTTGATCGTGGAGGCAGCGGCGACCATCTGGTGCGACACCTCCATCAAGATCCTGCATCTGACAGATATGGCCATCGACGAGACTTTTCAAGATCGTTTCGACGATTGGATGGAGCCGGGGAAATCGAGTGAGCCGCAGATCATCCAGCCGAAGGGCGCGGAGGTCGCGGCATGAAAATCGCCTGCGTGATCCCCTGGAACAGCCCCTTCCTGTGGGCTAAGACCGTGCCGGCGTTCCTTAACGTGAAGGCGCCGGCGGGCGCGGAACTGAAGTGGTTCATGCCGGCCGGCTGGTGTTCGGCGCGGCGCAAGACGGCGGGGGTAGAGCAGGCCATGGCCTGGGGAGCGGAGCTGATTTGGTTTGTGGACGCTGACCAGCTGGTGGAAGAAGATGTCCTGATTCGGCTCTACGCCAAACTGCGGGCGCATGGGGTGGCGGCAGTGGGCGCCATGCAGCCGTGCCGCGGGTACTTTCCGCAGTTCAAGGGTTCAAAGCCTTTTCAGCCGCTGTGTTGGGACGAGAAGGGGCAGCCCTTCACGCCGGTGGAATTCCAGCCGGTGATGTATGGCTCGCTCAACTGTTTTCTGATCGAAACCGGGGTCTTCGAGAAGCTGTCGCGGCCCTGGTTCAGCGAGCGATACAACGTGACCACCATGGCCCGGCTCTCTTCTTTGGATCAGCACTTCACCAAAAAGCTGTGGGACAGCGGCATGCGCCTGTGGGTGGATCCGGATATCCGGCCGAAGCACATGGACGCGGTGCCCTTGGACTGGACCTTCCAAGGTCGATTCGACGATCTGATGGTGAAGACCGATGCGTAAGAAGGCGATCGTGGTCGGGCTGGGAGAGACGGGCATGCCGCTGTGGCAAGTGCTGGACGCAGCCTATCCCGGCGAGATCCTCGGCTATGACCCCAAAAAAGAGGGGTTCGACAAAAGGCCAACGGAGCTGGCGGATATCCTGCACGTGTGCCTGCCCTGGGGACCGAACTTCAAAGAGTTGGTGTGGGAGTATCAAGGCGGTCACCTGCCCGCGCTGACGGTGATCCATTCGACAGTTCCGGTGGGGACGACGAAGCAGTTCGAGAATGCCGTCCACAGTCCAATCCTGGGCCGGCACGGGCGCATGCGCGAGGACATCCAGACGTACACGAAATGGATCGGCGGGCCCTTGGCCGAAAAAGCGGCGTCCTTCTTCGAGAAAGCGCACCTACGCTGCCGCACGGTGGAGACGGCCGATGAGACGGAACTGCTCAAGCTGATGTGCCTGGCCAAGTACGGTGTCTCGATCGCCTTCGCCTTCTACCAGCAGAAGCTGTGCGATGAGATCGGCGTGCCCTTCGAGCACGTAATGGATTGGGACGCGAACTATAACGAAGGCGTGTACCCGTCTAAGAAGAGGCCTTTGATAGAGCCAGACAGCTCGGGGAAGATCGGCGGCCACTGTGTGATCCCGGGAACGCGGATACTCGAAGAGATGTGCTCCAACGACATGCTCAAGGAGGTCCTTCGCCATGGATGAGGGCGCCTACATCGCCATGGGAGCGGGCACGCGGATCTGGAGCCCCAGCAAGGTGTTCGCCGCCGCGGTGATCGGAAAAGGAGTCAACATCGGCGCTTTCTCGGAGATCGGACCGGACGTGCGCATCGGAGACGACGTGCGCATCGGCGCCATGTGTTTCATCCCCGAGGGCGTGACCCTGGAAGACGGCGCTTGGATCGGGCCGCGGTGCACCTTTACGAACGATTTGTATCCGCCCTCCAGCCGGGAGAATTGGAAGACGACCCTGGTGCGGAAGGGTGCGCGGCTGGGCGCGGCCGTCACGGTTTTGCCGGGAATCACCATCGGCGAGAAGGCGCTGATCGGCGCGGGATCGGTGGTGACGCACGACGTGCCGGCCGGGGAGACCTGGGCCGGCGTGCCGGCGCGAAAGATCGAGCACAAGGAGGCCTGAAATGGCCAATCGTTACGAGAACATTCAGACGAGCGGAGTGGCTGAGGTGAGCAATTCTTCAGGCTCTTCGATTTTGATCGCAGCGCCGGGTTCGACTCTTTATCTCTACATCGAGAGCATCACGATTTCCGTTTCCCGGGCGGCGACCGGTGGCGGCGGTGAGGTTCTAGTGCAGGACACCAACGGCAATTTTATTTGGCGCCTGAACGCCGACGGCGTCAAGGATTTCGCTTTGCCGCTGGGCGAGGAAGGATTGCGCGTGGGGCCCGGGGTGGGAGTGGCTGTTTCTGTCGGGAACGCCCAGGGAGAGCAGGCGACAGCGTCGGTAGCCGTCGTCGGCCACCTGGCGTTCCGTTAGGAGGATCCGATGAAACTGAAACTTTCGCATTTCAGGAAAACCGTCACGACCGCGGGCACGCGGGAGCAACTGACGACCAACACGGTCAAGACACCGTCCATCGTCATCCAGGCGTTGGCGGCGAACACGAACCGAGTCTTCATTGGAAACAACACCGTCAGCTCCACGACCCACTTCGTCTCTCTCCCGGCCGGCGGGAGCGTGAATCTTTCCTCGGTTGATTTCGGACTGGGAGAAGCCCAAATCGACCTGAGTGCCATCTGGTTGGACGTGACGACCAGCGGCGAGGGCGTCGTCTATGGGTATCTGGATCGGCAGGAGAGGGACTAGTGTCGCATTCCCAGGTCTACATCCCTGGGAACCGCATCGTCGAGTGTGACGTGTGCGGGTTGACTTATCGCTTCAGCGAGATGCGCCGCGGCATTTTCGGGACGCAGAAGGGGCTGATCGTCTGTCCCTTTGATTTCGACGGCGTCCATCCGAACGATGCTCGCGTGCCGAACAAGATCGAGGGGACCTTGAAGGAGGTCAAATAATGGCGTTGCCCACGGACCCGACCGCCACGACCATCGTCACGGAGGCTTTTAATTCCGCCGGAGAGTCCAGCCCTTCCAGCGCGCAGCTGACGCGCGCCACCGGGCAATGGCTCCAGGAAGTGCTCAACGACATCTGGTTGGAGGGCGTGGCGACCGGCAACACGCGCCTGAAAACTCTCCAGGAAACCCTGATCGACGTGAGCACGGAAAACATCCGCACCTACGCTCTGGCTGAGACTATGGACGAAGAGCTGGAGGTGGAGGTGTTGGACGGCAGCCGATATGACACGGCGCAGGCGGGGGCCTCAACCACGATCACGCTGGCCTCCGGCGACACGGGTACGGTCTCCACAACGGAAGGAAAATGGATCCTGATCACCTCCGGCACAGGTGTGGGCGAGCTGAAGCAGATCACCGATTACAACGCCACCACGAAGGTGGCCACCGTGGAGTCGGCCTGGACGGCGACGCCGACGGCCAGCTCCACCTACCTGGTGGTGGACAACGAATATCCGTTGGAGGAAATTGACCTGACGGAGATGAGCACATCGTCTCCCGTGCCCGGCCGACCGACGGCGTTCGCCAAATACAACCGGCAACTGATCTTTGATCGCCCATGGGACCGGGCCACGTATGGAATCCGTGCGCGCTTCTTCTTGAACATCCATCAGATTGATCTGACGGAAGGATCGACGACGCGGATCACGCGGATCTACCGCAACTGGCAGGACGTTCTGAAGCAGGGCGTGCTGTGGAAGGCGCTCCGCGATGAGGACGACCAGCGCTACCAGACGGAGTACCAGCTTTTCAAGTCCAAGACGCGTGCGCTCCTGTCAAAAGAGATCCCGTACGGAGGCGCTTTTACCGGTTTCACCGTGGGAGGATGAGATGGGCTATCGAGGCGATACCTACCGCATTCCCTGCAATCGTGGTGGGCTGAACCATAACCAGAACACGGACTTGATCCCGCCGGAGGCCTTCGTTAGCCCGAGCCGGAACATCAACCTGCATGAGGGTGGCCGGCGCAAGCGTGGGGGGACGACGAAGATCAACGGAACCGCCGTCAGCGGATCGCCCCAGATCATGGGAGGGTTCGATTTTCAGTTGTCGTCCAGTTCCTTTCAGGTTTTCCTTGGGAACGATGGAAAGCTCTACAGCAACAGCACGACGACGTTGAAGACGGGAATGTCGACGACGAATTATCCGTCCTTCGCGGTATTCAATAGCGAGCTGTACGTCTGCGATGGGGACACCGTGCCGCAGACCTGGGATGGGGCGGCGGGCGCGACTTCGGCGCTGACGACCCCCAATGGAGACTGGAGCGGCAGCGATCAACCTTTTCAGGTCATCACTCATGGCCGCGGCGTGTCTCGGCGCGTGTGGTTCTTGTTCAACAGCACGGCGTATTACACGACCCTGGACAATGGGAAACAGGCAACAGGCGGAACCAGCGGAACGATCCCCATCCGCGTGGACGACGCTTTTGGCCTTACGGGCGGCGTGGAGTTCGGAAACCGGCTGATCCTTTTTGGCCGCAAGCGGGCCTTCATCATAGAAGACGACGACGCGAGCCCGGCGAACTGGGGCTACTCCCAGGCGCAGTGGACCGGCGGCGCCGCGCACTGGCGGGTGATAGTGCCGACGCCCAACGATCTGATCGTGATGGCGGAGGACGGAGACATCTATTCCGTCTCAACGGCGCAGCAGTACGGGGACTACAAGCAGGCGTCCCTAACGCGGCCAGCGTTCATCGATAACTACATCCGCGAGAACGTGGATCTGACGCGGATCCAGCAATTTCACGCGGCCTACGATCCGGTGCTGCGCGCGGTCTTTTTCTGGGTGGTGCGCACGGGTCTAACGCAGGTGGACACCGCACTGGTCTACTTCATCGACCGGCCGCCGGAGGAGGCGTGGACGGTGCACGACAACCAGAACACGGCCTCGGGCTACAAGGCCTCGTGCAGTTTCCTGACCCGGACGGCGGAAGGTAACTACACCCTCTACACAGGGGACTATAGCGGATTCATTTGGAAGCTGAACCAGGCGACACGCAGCGACGACTCTAACGCCTACTACGGCGGGTTCAAGACGCCGAACATGCCCTTTGAGAATCCGCGCGTGCGCAAGCACTTCCGCCGCGGATACGTGGTGGCAAAGACCGAAGGCACTTACAGCCTGCAAGTGAACATCTGGGTGGACGGCGAGGTGAAGACGGCGACGACGGTGAGCCTGGCCGGGACCGGCGGCGTGCTGGATACGGACGTGCTGGACAGCTTCATCTTGGGTGGGACGGAGTTCCTGGACAGGAAGTTCGAGCTGGGCTACTACGGCCGGCGATTGCAGCTGGAATTTTACAACTCGGGCGCGGGGCAGGACTTCTTCATCAGCCAGATCATGATCGATAACAAGGTGATGGGCGCTCTGCCGAGCAAAGTGGGGTCCTCATGAAAAAGTGGATCGAGTCGTGGTTGCTGCCGTTGGTGAATAATTACGCGGACACGCCAGGGAAGAAAAAGGCCGTCTATGTGGCGCTGGCCCTGCTTGGCGCGCTGATCGCATGGTTCGGCGCCGATATAGTACGGACTTCTTTTGAGCAGGCGATGATGACTTTGAATCAAGGAGCCTTGAAATGAACAAGCGATCGCAGATCTTCGGATTCCTGACCGGCCTCTTTATCATGGGTGGCGTATCCCTCTTCGCTGGCGCTACGTTCAGCCGGATCAAGACTTGGGTGAGTGGGGAGACGCTGACGGCCTCTGATCTCAACGCGGAGTTCAACAACATTCTGAACAACCTGACGCCGGCGGGGATCGACGATTATTCCAGTTCGGTGAGCGAGATGCGGAGCACGGCGGATCCTTATCCTGGCTCATCGGAAAGCCTGGCGACGTCTCTGGCGGGGGAGGTCGAGCGGCTGCGGTACCAGATTCTTCAGCTGAAGCTGGCGATCCAGCCGAACAACATAACCTACTGGTACCAGGACGCGCCGACGGCCGGTGTGTTCTCGATCGCGGCCAATGGGAATGTGGGGGTTGGGGACACAACGCCGGACTATACGATCGATGATGCAGGGACTCTGGGCGTGGATGGACAGGTCTATTTTTCAAGCCATGTGACTATCACGGGGAATCTGACGACGACTGCGGCATCTCTAGCTGTCACCACAAATGTGGCAATTACAGGGGATTTGACAGTGAGCGGCGTCCTGGCCTCCGCAGCAACTACGAAAGTAAGGAGCACGATGAGTTCCGATCTGACCGGGAATAATTCGGGCTCGATAAAAATAGTCAGCACATGGACAGATACGTACGATGCTCTTGGCGAGATGGGAACAACAACGTTCACAGCGACGTCGACGGGGTATTACCAGGTGTGCTTCTTCCCTCTGGTTGAATCGGAAACAACTGTTCTCACGTCAAGCGAGGCGTTGATGTATTTGAATGGGGCAATTGTTCTGAGGCATTCGATCGAAGGATGGAGTGGAGGTGGGAATTTTAACGATAGGAGCGATGGGTTCTGCGACACCATATCGTTGACAGCAGGAGATAAGCTGGAATTTGCCGCCACAGCTGTAAATAGTGGTGGCGGAAATAAATTTGGGATCAGGAATGACAATAGCTATGCCGGCGGAAATACTACCTATGGAACCTATTTAACGATATTCAGGGTGCCGTAGGAGAAATCGCTGCGTCATATTTACAGTCCTTCCATTCCCCTGTTTTTTGATCACGGCACAGACCGAAGCCTTTCATTTCGGTCGCCCTTTGGTCGGGAGTCCTCTTTAGAAGGCTTGCGCAGCCGGATAGGGTGAAAAAAAGAAGCGTGGCTAGAAGGATCTTCATATGCCTGGAAGTTTAGGTCCTCAAGAGGTCGCTTGTCAAGCCCTCCTTCTTGCTGAAGGGCTGACTCCTGAAGAGATGGCCATCGGCCTCCCAGGCCACACGACTCTCTACTGCGAAGAGGCCGGTGAAATCAGGGGCTTTTTCACGCTCCGAGAGGAGCATGGTATTCCCTACGTGCTCCACTTCTGCGGCCGCCCGGAGATGGGATGGCGGTTGGTCAAGGCATTGAAGTCGATCCTCGCCCAGACGGGCGCCCAGCAGGCGATCATCAACGTGCCGACGGCGAAGACGAAACTTCTTCGCGCGACCATGCGCGCGTTGCACGCGGTGCCCTATGCGGAGCAGGACGGGCACACATTCTTGATGATGGAGGTGGGCCATGGGTAGCACGAAAGTCAACGTTCCGCCGCCGCCGCCGATCTCGGGCGAGGAATCGGCGCTGCTGAAGGCGCAGACGTCCCAGCTGGGGACGATCAGCGACATTTTGAAGCAGTCCCAGGGGCAACAGACCGAAGCCCAGGACCTGTACAAACAGCTTTCTGGGCTCTATGACAAGGGGCCCAATGGGACCTTCACGCTAAACCAGGGCAAGGTGGACGCGCTGCGGGCCCAGCAGGAGCAGTATGGCGCGCTGTCCGACCAGATCTCCCAGCTTCAGAGTGAGCGTTATTTGAAGGCGCTGAAGGGAGAGCTTCCGGTCAGTGAGGCAACGCTTCAGAAGAAAGGGCAGGACTTCAATCTGCTGCGAGAGAACCTGGCACGCCGCGGCGGCGGCGCCATCGTTGGGGATACGCCGGAAGGGGCCTACGGCACCTCGAGCGCCGCGTCTCAGAACCTGGGCGAATTCAACCGAACCTATGCGCTGCTCCAAGACGCGGAGGCCCGGGGAGAACTGTCCGCCGGCGGCATGGGCGCTGCGCCGGGATCGACTTCTTTGGCGGCCTACGGGAATTCCTTCAACTACAGCCCGTCGAATTTGGTGCCGGCCTATGGCAGCCTGGCTTCGGGCTATGGTGCCGCGGCGCAGCCTTATGCGGCGCAGCGGAACCTGACTTATCAGGGCCAGCTCCAGCAGGCGGGTTTGGATTCCCAGCGAAAGATGCTGCCTTACCAGTTGTTGGGCGAAGCCGCCGGCGTGGGCGCCGGCTATTTGGCTGGACGACATTAGGAGGGGAAGATGGCTGACATCGTAAATCCGACTTCGGCGTTGGTGCCGTCTTTCCATTCGGGGGCCCAGCTGGGCCTTCAGGTGGCTCAGGCGCAACAGATGCGCCGGCAAGAAGAGTGGCAGCGGGACATACAGATGGTGGGGCATTTTCTTAAATACGCGCAGGCCAAGAATGCCACCCCGCAAACCGTCGCCGACTCCGTCAACCAGGCGAATACCATCACTAAAAAGTGGTACCCGGACGCTCAGTTCCATGCGTTGACGCCGGAGCAAGTGCCCGACTACGCGCCAGTTCTCCAGCGTGCGGCGGCCGGCATCGCCGACCTTGAAAAGGGTAAGGGGGATCCGTCGTTCGTGATCAGCGAGTATCTGAAGGATAACGCTGACTTCCTCGCGAAAGCTGGGAAGGAGTTTGAATTTTCCAAGTCGCAGGAGGCGGTGCGGAAAGACGTGAGCGACCGGCTCACTGCGATGGCGGCGACCAGGGAGAAAAAAGATCCGAATGCCAAGACCCCGGACGAGGTGATGAAAGAGATCTTCGACATGAACACGAAGATGGCCGGCATGCAGCAGCTGGACCAGCAGACGGCGAACCTGATCCAGATGAACCCGGAGGTGGCGAAGAGCCTGATCGGGACCCGTCTGTCGCCTGATCAGTTGTCCCAGGTCAAGGGGGCCGCTGCTGCGCGCATGTTGGCGCTCAATGACCTTTTGCCGGCGGACAAAAAGCTGACGCCGATCAGCCAGCAGGAGTACGACAGTCTTGTCACGGGGAATAATCCGCTGAAGAAAAAGCATACACCAGAGGAGATCTTCCGCAGCTCCTTCATTCTGCCCACGGCGAAATAGCCCATGAGCGTGGCGGAGACCATCCGCAGGATGAGGGAAGCCCCTTCGGAGGGAGGCGGCTCCGTGTCGGAAACGCTCTCCGCGATGCGGAGCGCTGCGCCCGCGAGCGTTTCGCCGGAGGCTTCTTTTCCGACGAGGTCCGCTTATTATGACGCGGCCGAGCATGGTCAGATCCGTCCCAATGAAGTGGTGCAGGTGGGAGGGGTGGTGGACCGTGCCACGCCGCGACAGCCACGCACCGACGCGGAATTCGCAGCGGCCGGGTTTACGCCCGAAGAGACAGCGCGGATCCGTGCCCAAATGCCGAAGGTGGGTCTGACTCCGATTCCCGAGGCCCAGGTGAAGCAGCCGTCGGTGAAGGATACCCTGGCGGTTCTTCGTAGCGGAACCTCTGGAGGAGAGACCGCACCGGTTCCTGAGGCCGCAGGGTCCGCGGAAGCTCCGCCCACCCTGATGCAAGACATAAAAGGAGCGCTGAGCGATGCCAGCGGCGCGGCCCGGGACGCCCTGCGTGCTTCCGGATTGCCTGGCATGGCAGCCAAAGCCGTGGATTCCATTGCGGCCCTATCGCCTTTCCAGAAACCGCACCTCCCGGGAAGCGTTGGTGAGACCTTGCAGATGCTCCGCGCAGGGCAAGCCAAAATCCCCGCCGGGCCCTTGGCGGTGACGGAACCGACGGCCTTGATTCAAAAGGCGGGCCAGACGGTGAAGAGCGCTGTGGCTGGCGCCTTGGCCACAGAAGAGCATCCGCAGGCCGGAATCTTCTCCAAGGTCTTGGGGAAAACTCTTCTGGCGCCGGCGGAGCTGGCTTTGGGGTTGCCCCCGGGCATGTTTGGAAAGATCGAGGATGCCGCGGGGAAGACGGCTATCTCGCCCAAGGCCCAGGATGTGGTACGGCAGGCCGTGCTCGCCCAGCCGTTCACGCCGTCGGAATTTCAGGAAGCCATCGGCACTGAGGCCATCTTCGGCGTGGGCGTGCCGGCGGTCGTGGCCGGTGTCGTCAACCGTTTCCCGGGGATGGCGCTGCGGTTTGGACTAACGGATGCGGCCAGCGTGTTTCGGTCCGCCATGGACGAAGTGGGCGGCGAGATTTGGTCCATGCCGGATGGAAAGAGCCGGTTCATCCGGAGCGTGGAAGGCATCAACCCTTCCGCCGGCCGTAAGTTGAGCGCTTTGGCCGAGAACCTGTCTGAGGGGGAACTGAAAGGCGTCGTCAACAAGGTCATGTCCGGTCGGGTGAAGTTCTTCGTAAAGGCAGGCGAAGGCGTAGGGCCGGAAGTCCAGCTCACGGGGCCCGCGGCGCGGGCCCCGGTGAACGTGCCGCCAGCAGCCCAGACTCCAGTGGCGGCGCCCGAAGAGGGGTTGCCCGAGCCCAGCCAGGCCGCCAGCGAGTCGAACCGCTTCAAGAGCGGCGACTACAACATCGACACCGTTCGGCGAGATCTGGTCGCCGAAAAGGTGACTCAGGGCGTGGCGCTGGACAAAGAAGACCATGCTTTCTTGCTGTTGGAGAAGGCCAAAACCGGCACGCCGCTGGCCGAAAAAGAAGTGGAGTTTTTGAAGAAGCTGGGATACAATAGGATATATGAGAAGCTACAGTCTCAGGGCGTGGTTCCTGCCGGCAAGCCTCCTGCTGATGTTCGCGGGCTTGACGTGCTTGCTGGCGAAGTTCCGGATTTTGGCGCCGGTCATGAATTGGGGGGCGGCGCTGCTTTACGGGGGACTCCTCCTGCTGGTGGCGGCGGAGCAGTGGCCGTGGGCGGAGAAGGCAATGCGCCTTCTTCTCCTGCCGGTGTCATGGAGCCTCCTGTTGTGGCGCAAGGGCCTGTTGGCGTGGCGCCGGTGGAAGGCCTTTCGGGCCCCGGCGGAGGAGCTGCGCCGGGCGTGGAAGTCGTCACAACGCCAGGACAAGGCGCTGAAGGAGCGCTTGGACCGGCAGGCGGAGGCGGCGGAGGTCCTGGCAAAGCGGCAGTACCATCTGGAGCCGGACCCGGCCCACTCTCTGGAGCGCCTGTTGCTGAACCCGCAGGCCCTCATGGGGGGCTTCCGGTTGGCGGAGATCTTGCGGGACAAGGTGGCGGAGCGGGAGTACCTGCGCAAGGTCCTTCCGTCGGAGACACTCTTGCCGCCCTCCGGGGACAACCCTCAGAATCCCAAGTAAAAGCCGCTGTTGAAGCGGCCGGGGCCCAGTATGTCGGGCTTCAAACGACGCGCCAGCCGGGCAAAGAGACGATGGCGCTCTTCAACGACCCGCGCACTGGGTCGACTCTCGCTGTTCCCCTGAGCCAGGCCACGCGCGAAGGCGTCGCGGCGCGGTTGGCCAAAGAAGCCCCTCCTCCTCAGCGGTTCCGTCTCCAAAGCACGGGTCCCCGCACATACACCGTCGTGGAAGAGTTGCCGCGCGAGCCATCCGATCTTCCCAACGAAAAATTCCTTCGCATCAAAGACGAGAAGACGGGCGAAGTGCAGACCGTCGAGGCGGGCGATTTATTGCCGGTCAAAGCCAAGCCCAAGGGCATCGGCAAGGAGATCGCGCCCCCGCACGGGGCTCTTCCGGCGGCGCTGGAGGAGCGTGCCATGACCGGACAGGCCGGGCTGCTGGATAAAGAGCCCGCCTTCCCCGGCGGAACGCCGCCCGTGACTGCCGCGGCGAAGGCCACCGAAGGACTGCCGCCCGCGCTCGAGATGCCGGAGATCGTTGAGCTGGCTCACGAGCTGATGCAAGGGAAATACCCGGTCGTTTTCGAGAAGATGCGTGACCCCGGGACTCGGGGTTATTTCTCCACGCGCGACGGGAAAATCGTTCTCAACTCGGCCATTTTTAAGGACGCGGCCGGTGCTGCGAAGACGTTGGCCCACGAGATCGGCCACATGATCGATTGGTTGCCGGATCAGAACATCGGCCGCGGGAATATCCTGGGCCGGATCGGCAGTCTGCGTTCCTACATGAAGGACATGATCGAGGCCATGCCGGACCAGGCCGGCAAGGTGTTGACGCCGGCGGAGCGCGAGAGCATTCGCGCCCAGTTGGTGACGGACCTGGTGCGCAAATCCGGCGGGACGATGCAGCAGTTCATCAAGGACCCGGCCTTCCGGAAGCAGATCGCCAGCCAGATCCCGGAGCTGTACAAGCGGCGCCTCGAGGCCGAGGCGATGAAGCGCGGACTCATCACCCAGGCCCAGGTCATGGCGGAGCTGAAGCGCATCACCAACGTTTGGAAGCCTTTTGATCCGGCGGCCGACGCCAGCTATACCGCCTATCGCTATTCCTCCCCCGAGCTGTATGCGGACGCCGTCAGCGTCCTCTTCAACAATCCCGCCCTTCTTCGGCAGGAGGCCCCCGCTTTCTACAAGGCCTGGTTCGATTACATCGAGCGCAAGCCCGACGTGCGAAACACCTACACAGGCATCATCGACCGAATCAAGGGCGGCGCAGTGGTCGAGGCGCGGCAGGGTCGCGTGGAGGAAATGTTCGCCGCCGGCGAGAGGCAGGGCGCCGCCGAGCGGATTGCGACCCAGGAAAAGCCACGCGACATCATCAGCGGCATCCGCCAGATGCTCGTCGATAAGAACGAGGGCATCCTGGCTTACCTTCGCCAGATGAAAAAGAAAGGGCTCACGCCGAAAGCTGAGGACAATCCCCAGTACTGGTTGGAAGAGATGAATTATTCCGCCAGCGAAGTAAAGGCATGGATGGAAGGCTACACCCAGATCTACAAGGACCTGGAGGCGGCCGGACTGCATTGGGACGACCTCGGTGAGGTGCTTTTCCATCAGCGCGTGATCGGTGAGCGCGGCGGACTGGCCAACCCTCTTGGTTTCACACCGTCCACCAGCGCGGCGCATCTGGAGTTCATGCGCAAGCAGATGGGCGACGCGAAATGGGGCGTCCTCATGGGCCAGGTGGACAAGTTCCGCACGGGCTGGCAATTTGTGGTGAACAAACTAGAAGAGTCCGGGATGCTCTCTCCCGCGCTCATGGCCAAGGTTCGGGACAACCCCTACTACGCCACCTTCGACGTGTTCACGAAGCATGCGGACGAATTGTCCGGCGGAGGCTCCGGCGCTGGCGCCAAGATCTATGGACAGGTGGGCACTCTTCAAGAGATCACCAACCCGGCGACGGCGACGCTTATGAAAGGTGTCTCGCTCATCAAGGCCATCAACCGGAACATGGCGGCCAAAGTGACGGCGGAATTCCTGGAAAAAAACTTTGGCCCCGAGGTGATCCAGCCCGCCCAGGAAAAGTGGAACGGGTTCACCCGGGCACCGCAGGAGCCTGCGGCCAAGGGGAAAGGGCTGCTGACCTACATGAAGGATGGACAGCAGAAGGGCTTCGTGGTAGACGAGGGGGTGGCAAAGGCCTTCCAGCGGAATCCCGACAGCTTCAACCCCATCATCAATGGCATCCGGGTGGCGGAGGGATTCTTCCGGCAGATCTTCGTTCAGAAAAATCCGGGGTTCATGCTCTTCAACTTCATCCGCGACCTGAAGCGGGCCTACAAGAACTTGCCCGGCGCCAGCATGGCGGACGTGGCCAAATACTACATCCGGAACCTGTCGCCGGCCTTCCGTCGGGCCTTCGACATCCCCGACAACCTGGTGAAGGACATGCTGGAAAAGAAGATGCTCATCACCATGGAAGAGAAGTGGTCCATCTCCACTGAGGATGAACAGGTGCGCGCCCTCATGGATCGCTACTTTGGCGGCAAGGGGGAGGATGGCAACCCCGTGGTGAAGACCATCAAAAAGGTGGGGAAGCTCCTGGACGACGTGGGCTCTGCGATCGAAGCCATGCCGAAGTTGGCCGGCTACCAGTACCTGAAGGACCACCAGAAAGAGTTGGGCCTGGACGATATGACGATTGCCCACATGATCCGCGGACAGATCGGAAGCCCGGACTTTCTTCGTCGGGGTGGTTCATACGGTCTCTACAACAACATTTTCATGTTCTCCAATTCCATTAAGGAAGGTTGGCGTTCGGACTGGGAGGTGATGCGCGATCGGCCAGCGGAATATTGGACGAAGACTGCGAAGGTCAATTTCCTGCCCAAGATCCTGATGTTCGCCGCCGCGATCGGCGCCATGGGGAAGGGCCTGAAGGACATTTTCGACCGGGTCTCCGAGTACGACAAGACGAATTATCTTGTGATCCCGCTCGGGATGACGGAGAACGGGAAGGCTGTCTACATGCGGCTGCCCCAGGACGAGGCGGGCCGCTTCGCCAGCGGGCTCCTGTGGAAGATGCTGACCCTGAACAAGGGGCAGTCCATGGCGAACCTGGCGGACTACATGGCCGGGCAGGCGCCGACGCTGGCGCCGCCCATCAGCCTGGCTATGGACGTCCTGACCTACGCGACGGGGAAAAACCCCTACGACTACTTCCGCGGTCGGACAGCGATCCCGGACCAAGTCTTTGAGGCGGGCGGTGCGCGGAGCCACTTGGCCTTCCTGAAATATCTGGCCAACCAGGGCGGCGCGAGCCTCATCTACCGCTTCCCCACCGACGACGTGGAGAAGGCGTCGACGCTTACCGAGAAGGTCCTGGGGGCGCCGATCATTTCCAACATCCTAGGCCGCTTCATCAAGATTTCCAATTACGGCCTGCATGAGCAGATTCAGGCGGTTGCCAACAAGGCGCGGCAGGAGGTGGCGAACAAGGCTTTGGATGAGCGCGACGCCATCGTGGCCAGCGTGAATTCTGCCGCGAAGCCGGGGCCCGTGGAGGCCGCACAGCTCTACGCGGAGATGATCAAGGCCGGTGCCCTGCGGCGAGAGGGAGGAACGTCGGTTGTCCCCTTCGCCCAGTTCAAGGAGAACTACGAGCGCTTCGCCAGCCGGCGGACGGCGGACCCTTACATCAACGCGCTGGTCTTTGCTCGGAGCAACGAAGAACGGTCGGCGCTGCTCAAGTATTACAGGGAGAGCCTTTCGCCGGATGAGTACAACAAGGTCGTCGCCCAGGCCATGGCGGGTGGCCACCTGACGGGAAAACCTTTGATGTTGTCCTATATCGAGGAGAAGAAAAAATGACAGAGGGAGAGCGCAGGCGCGGGACGGACCCGCTGATCATCGAAATGCACGGGATGCTCTCGACCCTTGTGGCGCGCTTCGATGACCACGTGAAAGATGATGAAAAGGCCTATGCGAAGCTGGAAAAGGTCACCACTGAGAGATTGCCGCCTCTCGAGGAATTCCACGGCTCGATGAAGACCGCTGGGAAGGTGTTCGCGGTGGCCGGGACGCCCGCGCTCCTTGGGATCGGCGCCGCTATTTGGGCCTGGTTCAAGGGCATTATCTTCCATGCCAAGGTGAACCCCTGATGCCAGCTTTTAGCGAAGCGTCGCGGAAGGCCCTGGACACAGCCCATCCGAAGCTGCGGGCTCTCTTTGAGGAGATCGTCAAGACCGTCGACTGCACGGTCATCTGCGGATTCCGCGATCAGGCGGCTCAGGACTTGGCGGTGGCCATGGGAAAGAGCAAGCGGCCATGGCCTGGCTCCGCCCACAACAACTATCCGAGCCTCGCCGTCGACGCGGCACCTTATCCCATCGACTGGAGTGAGAAGGAAGGCGCACGGCGCTTCTATTACTTCGCCGGCTACGTGCGGCGCGTGGCGGAGCAGATGGGGATCAAGCTCAAGTTCGGAGGCGACTGGGATGGGGATTTCGATCTCAAGGACCAGAACTTTTTTGACCTCGACCATTTCGAGCTGGTTGAAGAGCGGCCTGAAAATCCAGCTGTTTAAGATCCGCTTCGGAGGAGGACCCCATGAAGTGGCTGGACAACCTGCTGGCGAAGTTCGTCGGCAAGAAGATCGGAAAGCAGTTGGACCTGACGGAGGGACCCATGGAAACGAGTAAGCCTTGGTGGAAAAGCCAGACCATCTGGAGCGACGTGCTGACGATCGTGGCGGGCGTGTGGCCCCTTCTGCAGGAGGTGCTCGCTGGGCATGGAATCAATTTGCCGGCGATTCCTGGGTATCTGTTGACGCTGCTCGGCGCGGCCGGCATTCACGGACGCATCACGGCCAATAAGACGCTGTCCTCATAAGAGCCATCCGCATTTACCAAGGCTCCCGTAGTCGGCGCAGCGTAAAATATTAAAGCGTTCAGACGTCCCAAGCAGAATATATTAGATCAACTTGTTGACGCCCTGAAATTTGCGAAGTAATATTACGGGCCAATGGCGTCAATTCCGGATTGGCTGCAAAAGCGTATTCGAGAAGTGGCCCGGGACACGGTGGAGGCCCACCGTTTCTGCGACATCAACAACACCCGCCGTTGCGACCTCTACCACGACCTCATCCAAGACACCCTCGCTCTGATGGCGGAAGCCCAGGAGCACCTGCGCCGGCCTATGCGCTGCGGACATCCGCTGGCCTGCTTGAAAGACAGCTCCTGCGTGGCATGCCGCCGTGAGGCGGATGTGGCGAGGCAGGCACGCCTGGTTGAGACGGGCGAATAAATATGGTAGCACGGGGCATGTCCTGCGAAATTTGCAATAAACCATTACTTCATCGCGGCCTGATTATCCCTGGAGTGACTGCCCGCGGCGCCCATCCGAAATGCGCCCTCCTCCGCCTGGTGGACAACGGCTGGCTTCCCTATCGCGGGATCACGCGTGACATGATTGTGGACCCCAAATTCATCGCCCTTTTAGAATCCATCGCGGAGGACCCGACGAGGGGGACCGCGCAGAAGAAAAGGAGAATCAAATGAAAAATGGACATGTAGAGACGAAGACCTCGCTTCCCCTGCACATCCTCCCGCCGGGTGTTTCTCAGGCCCGTCCTGCCAAGAAGGGTGTCACCGCAAATTTCATCGTGATCGACAAAGCTCCTTCCGACGTGGCCATGATTGGATATTCGCGCGACGCGAAGTATGCGCCATTCGTGCGTGAAGTGCTCGAAAAAGTCCAGAAGCAAGACGATCCAAACCAGACCATCGGTGTTCAGCCCATCGTGAGCGGCGAGAAAATCGAAGATAGAAAAGAGCTTACAAAGATCGCCGCCCTTCTCAATAGCAATTTCAAGAAAACGAACTGCAACTACCGCGCCAGATTCTCCCTCCACTATGACTGCTTCATCATTATTCCCGCCTCGATGGCGAAGCGCAGTAAGGCGGCCCGCTCATGAAGGCCACCACCGAAAAACCCCCGAAGATAGAACAAGAGTCCGTCCAGATCCCCGCGATCCAAACCGAAACGTTCAAGCTGAAAATCGTGGGGACCAGCCCTCTCATCTGCCACAAGTTCTCTCAGAAAGCCAAGGAGGCGATGCTGACCCCGAAAGCTGCGCGCGTGACCACCAGCAAGCGTGCGCCGCGGGACCCGGATCAGGCCTTTCGGGACTCGCTCTACCCCATCCCTGGAAAGAAGGGGGTCTACGGCTTCCCAGCGGCCGGGTTCAAGAAGGCGGCCGTGTCCGCATGTCGCCAGATCGATTCCGTGCCGATGACTTTCTTGCGCGGAGCTTTCTTCGTGATCGACGACGCCGACGGCTTGGTGGAGATTGAGGGGACTCCCACCATGCGAGAGGACATCGTTCGCCTTAATGGGATGACGGCGGACGTGCGCTTCCGGGCTGAGTTCAAGAAATGGGCGGCGACACTCACGATCCAATACAACAAGGGCTCCATTTCAAAGGCGCAGATCATCAACCTCATGAACATGGCCGGGTTCTCCGTGGGCGTTGGCGAGTGGCGTCCCGAAAGAAACGGAAGCAGCGGCCGATTTATGGTCCAGGGCAGTTAAGGCTGGTCAGGGCCAGTTCGGGCACGTCAGGGGTTGGCAGCCACGGCTGAACATGGCTAGGTCAGGCGCGGTGAGGCAGTCTGGGTTAGGCAAGGTTCGGTCGGTTGGGGTGAGGCCGGGCAGTCTAGGCATCGCGGGGAAGGGCATGGTGAGGTCGGGCAGTCATGGTGTCGCAGTGCTTGGCTGGGACGGGCTCGTTACGGCAGGGCAGTCGTGGTGCGGCAGCGTTGAGCGCGGTCCGGTAGGGCAGTCTGGGAATGGCGGGGCATCGCTTGGCGCGGCATGGCAATCTTGAAACTTCATGGCGAGTAGGGCAGATTAAAAATGGAGGATATATGAACAAAGCACTGGCGACCTTTAAAAATTACGCCTGGAGGAAAGGATCGCACTCCCCAAGAGGGTGGGCTGTCATCTTCGGCGAAAGAGTCGATTTGTTGCAGGAACAGCTTGGGCATGCCCCATCTTCGGCGGAGGTTCTTGAGGATGCGCGCGATGAAAACAGCCCGCTGCATCAAATGTTTAATTGGGAGAACGAGGACGCGGCTGAGAAGTTCCGCAAGATCCAGGCCTCCGTTCTTCTGTCAAGCCTCGTTGTAAGGGTTGAGATCATGCAGGGGAGTAAATCGCAGGAGATCGAGATGCCTGTCCGCGTGTCAGTTCGTGGGGGCGAGAAGGGGGCCAGCAAGGGACGGGAGCACATTCGGGACGTGCTGTCGAATCGAGAGCTGCGGGACCGCATGTTGGAGGGTGCCGCGAACGAGCTGATTTCTTTGCAGCGCCGATACTCCTACCTCACTGAGCTGTCCCGTGTGTTTCATGAGGTGGATCTTGTGGTTAGGAAGAAGATGCCGAAGCTTTTAGGGCATGGAAATGGGAAGCGCTAACGGGAAGAAGTCTTTTGCTACGAAATATGCCGGAAGAGATACCGATGGGGACTGGGAAATACAAGTCGAGTGGAAGATGAAAGCTCCTGCTTCTGTAAGGACGAAGCCCATTTCGGGAACTGCCCGGAAGGGCGTTTAAGAGCGGAGAGAATCCGCAAGCTATCCCAGGAGGTCGGCGGTGAGTGAGTTTGCGGCCATCCGGAGAGGGCAATGAAGAAGATCACCGATAAGATGCGGCTGGACTGGCTGGAAGATTCACCATTGGCCGGAATGGTGATCTTTGGTCGCCTTGGTATTGGGAAGGAACCTGTAGACGGTCAAGTTACTGCCCGTGAAGCTGTGGACTCAGCCATCCGCGCCAGTGGGAGGGGCCATAATGGGCAATAAAGACTTCACCGACTGGAACGGCCAGAAGCGCAAGGAGCTGGTGCGCCCCAAACCCGTGCGCGAGAAGTGGTTGCGCGGCGGCGGGAAAAAAGAGAAGGTCGGATTCAAAACAATGGTGGATCGGTATAAGGCCGAACTGACTCGGGTGCGCGAATGGCTGGGGCGACGGAAGAGGCATCGTGGCCGCTTTGGCGGATCTGGCTTAAATCGCTGGTGGTGGAACCATGCCGTCCTTGATCAAATCAAGGACCTGCGCCGCATTAAAGAGGCCTATCAACAGGAGGGGATTTTGGAGCGTGTGCTGGAGGCTCTCAAGTGAGCGACGAGGCTGCCAGAATAATTGCAGATGCGATCACCACGCTGGCGTGGTGTATTTTCTGGGGACTTCTATTGCGGGGTATAGGAAGCTGGGGGAAAAGATGATCGATGGTGTGAATTGGATCAGAGAAAGCAACCTAATCGAAGACGTCGACGACCCCGAAGAGGACGCCCGCTGCCTGGCGGCCTGGGATTGGCTCCTTCCCTACCAAGAGATGGAGCTTGAGCTGCTTTTGGCCCTCCATAAGCGAATCATGTGCAATCTGAACCCTGGAATCGCTGGCCGACTCAGGACCTGTGATGTTCGTGTGGGGGGTTACTACCCGCCAGGGTATCAGCACGTCGAGACATTCCTGGATGTCTGGATAGGGGCGGGCCTGGCCTGGAAAGCGAACCACATTCTCTTCGAGGCGATTCATCCTTTTAGGGACGGCAACGGCCGGGTCGGCCGGATGCTGATGAACTGGCAGCGAGTCCACGAGAAGATGGAGCCGCTCGTTATCCTGGCTAGCCGCCGACACGAGTACTACGAGTGGTTTAGATGACCTCTCCGCTTGAAGTCCACGTCGATGACTTCATCTATCAGGGCCCCCGGGAAGAGAAATATGCTCGTTGGGTGCTCCTCCATATGCGATTGCCGGCGGTCAATCAAATAGATTTCCACACCTTCATGAAAGACCACAAGCTCTTCTGCTCCTACAAGGGGACTCGCTACCGCGTCACGGGCGCCAGTCGGATGGGCGACGTGTGGCTGGCGAAGGATTTCGCGCGGGAGCACGGCTATGATAAGAGGGTGGATCTGGCGGCCTGTTCGGGATGGGCCCCCGAGCCTTAGTTGGTGGGCTTTTTGGATGGTGCTCGCCAGATCAATCGAAAATCCTCGACGGAAAACCTAAAACAGACGCTCTACCATTGTACTACACCCGCATCAGTTTCTTCTGCCATTCTCACCGTCGACAACCGCTTTCTCCGACGGAAAACCTGCTGAACTGACGTAATTCTACCATATACCGACGTATCCTAAAAGTCCCCTTGGAGGGCCCCCTTGGAGGGTGTTTTGGAGGGTGCTTGGAGGGCGGCTTCCAGCATCACCTGGGGAGGCATCGGAAGCGGCACGGCGCCCACCATTCCCTGCCCTTTGATGGCGTGGGTGTAGATTCCGGTCGTCGCCAGACTCTCGTGGCCCAGGAATTGCTGGACGTCGGCGACGGAGGCCTTGCCGCTAGCCAGCAGGTGGGTGGCGATGCTGTGCCGCATTTTGTGAGGATGACAGTGGATCCCCAAGGCCTTCGAGGCGGACTCGAATCGGCTCTGAATGGTGCGGACCGGGAGAGGGGATCCGTCAGTGCGCCGGAAAAGCGGACCCGCCTTCCGCTGGGGCAGGAGGGCCAACAGCTTCTCCCGCAGGGGCTGCCAGAGGATTGGGATTGTCCGCTCTTTGCTGCCCTTCCCAAAGAAAGTGATCGTGTTCATCTTGAGGTTAATGTCCGGCGCTGAAATTAGCCGCACCTCCCCCAGCCGTCCTCCAGAGAAGAAAAAGAACTCCGCCATCATCCGGAAGTCTTCGCCATAACGCTCGCCACACTCTTGGATCATCATGGCGATCGTCTCCAGGGGCAAATATTTCGGCAGGCGCCTCTCCAGCCTCCCCCAAAGCTTCATCCCAAAGAATGGATTTTTCTCAAGACCAGTCCGGTCCGACATTTCAACGGCCTTCTTGAAGAGCGTGGAGAGGTAAGACATCTCCACGCGAAGCGTGGCCCGGGAGACGGGGCGCTGCGCAACGCCCCCTTTCCGCGGCCGGCCAGGGAGACCCATCAGCCTGGCCTCCTTGTAGCGGTCAGCAACAGACATGGTCTTGAACTCCTGGAGCGTCATATCCTGGGGCCGGATGATGGTCTCGAAGTCCCGGAGAACGATCAAGGATTTAATGCGCGTGCTCGCCACGGGCATGTCGACATTGATGTGCCGAAGGATCACGTCCTTTGTGGTAGCCCACCAGCCGGTCTGCTGTGCCGCGATTTTGTTGACCGGAGGAAGCCCCTTCTTCACCAGGGCCTTGTCCATGTTATAGTCCGCGCAGAATTTTTCAGCGGCGAGCTTGCCCTGGGGCGTGCTGGGGATTCCGGTGGTCTGGCTCCGGGTCTTCCATTTATCGCCCACCTTCACTTTTTCGAACAGCCAGAAATAGCCGCCTTCAGGTTTTATCCACGCCATGATCGCCTCCCTTTACGCCTTCCGGAAAACGCCCAGCATCTTCCCAATGCTCTGCCCTTGCACCAGCTCCGGCGCGTCTCCGCGCGTCACCTCTAAAAATTCCTGAGTGCCCGGCTTCTCCAGGATCAGGTACTCGTTGTGGTAGGCCATGGGGCTCATGGCGGGGCCCACGACGCGAACCGCGAAGGCTCCAGGCCTATCGCTCATGATGGAGAGCGTTTCGATGGGGGCCTTGGAGAAGTCCAGATCAAACTTGCTGCGGTCGGCCAGGCGACCGCGCACGGGGATCGCCATGGGGGCCTGGCCACTGCCGCCCAGGACAAGCGTGTTGAGGTCGCACCCATAGGCCTTTGCGAGGGCGAGCAGCACCCCGGCGTCCGGCTGACGGTGGTCGTTCTCGTAGCGGCTGAGAGACATGGCGGTGATGCCCGCTTTTTTGGCAGCGGCGCCGGAGGAGAGGCCGGCGTTTTTCCGTGCATCTTTCAGATTTGTGCCGATCTTAATCGCGTTCAAACCCAACCCCTGTCAAGCGGTTTCGTGTAAATTTCTTGTTTAAAAACTCTAAACCAAACGGTTTCTTTCGTTTTCAGTCGTATACCAATTTTACAACCGAATGGTCTAAAAGACAAGCCAGGAATATACCTGGGGTTATAATCGGCCACCGATTTGGGAGGAATGAAAATGGCCAACAGGATTGACGCCGCGGCGCCGGCGAAAACGAGCAAGACGCCAAGATATTTGACGTTGAGAGAAGTGGCTGCGGTTTGTCGGTGCAGCTTAATGACGGTTCGTCGCCGGATCGCGCAGAAGAGATTTAAAGGGGTCGCTTTCACGGACGTGTTCGGAGACGGCCGGCTCTTGGCGAGAGAAGAGGAACTGAACGCTTTCCTGTCTCTGCGCGAACGGGCTACGGCAAGGGAATACGATGGCTCAACCTATCTGCATCGCGCGCCACAGGCGTAGCAGCGTGAAGCGCGCGCCGATCCTGACGCCGTGGGGAAAAGTAGTAGTGGTCGGTGCGCTCCTGGCTTTTATGGCCTTGGCGGCCTATGTCATGGCCGTCGTTCTTACACCCTGAGACAGAGGAGATCAAATGAGTGACGCAGTCGTTGCCTTGAAAGAGCAATTGAAATCGCTGGACATGAAACGCACGGCCGTGGCCATCGCAATCGAAGCGCTGACGGACAAACCCAAGGTGCGGCGCGGTCGGAAGCTTGGCAGCAAGAACAAGCCCAAGACGGCTGCTCCCATCATCCGTGACGCCGAAGAGGCGCAGGTTCCCGTCAAGAAGAAGGCCAAAGTGGCGAAGATCGCCGTCGCCAGCACGAACGGAGCTGAGGAGTAGTAGATCGTCCCCGCCGTCTCGAAAGAGCGGCGGACAATTTGGAGGGACCATGTCCGAGACAGACGTCATCACCGCGTTGCCGTCCAACCCTGCTGCCGAACTGGTGGCCCAGGGCCTGCGCGTCGTCAAGATCGAGAACGATACCCAGCAGCTGATCGCCACCCAGAAGCCCAGGAACGAAGAGAAGGTCTACGCCGGCGCTGTGGCGGAGCTGCGGTTGGCTCCTGATTTCGCCAAGAGCGCGTATTACTCGATCCCCTATAAGGACAAGGCGACGGGGACCACCGTGGCTGTGGAAGGGCCGTCCATCAAGGCGGCTATGGCCCTGGCCCGGCGCTGGGGAAATTGCGCAAATGGGGCCCGCATCGTCGATGAGACGGACGAGCGTCTGACGGTGGAGGGCGTCTTCATGGACTACGAGACGAACGTGCGGACGCTGCGCACGGTGTCCGTGGCAAAGGTCGGCTACAACAGTTCGACCAAGTCCGTCTACAAGCTGCGGGAGGACCGGCTGAACATCGCCATCCAGGCGGGCATGTCCAAGGCGGTGCGCAACGCGATCCTGGCGTCGCTCCCAGCCGGAATGGTGGAGGCCTATATGACGGAGGCCAAGCACCTGGTGGCCGGTGGCAAGACCGTCCCCGGCGCCAAGCCGGAGTCCGCCGCTGGGCGCATCAAGAAGGCGGTGGCGGCTTTCGTGAAGCTTGGAGTGGCAGAGACCGCGGTTCAGAACTACATCAGCGGACTGGCGACCGAGACAGAGGAGGACACCATCGCGCACTTGATGGGGCTCTACACCAGCATCAAAGACGGGCAGGCCACGATCCAAGAAGTTTTCGACCTTAAGGAAGGGCCAAAGGTCGTGACCGGAGACATCAAGACGGCTGACATGCTCGGCGGGAAGCCGTGATTGGAAAGTGGGCAGTCGTTGTTCCGAGGCCAGACCGGCCCGCGACGTTCACAACAATGCATGAAGCTCGGGCCATTGCAGAACGTGAGGCTGAGCGGTTGGCCATCAAAGAAAAAACAGGAGCGTATTTGATTTATGTGGTGGGACACGTTAAACAGAAAGAAACACCAGTGGAATGGAACTGGATGGACCCCCTTCGATGAAGGGGAAGCCCTACCTCAGCCATTCCCAGATTTCCCTCTACACGAAGTGCGGCGAAGCCTATCGCCGTCGCTACGTGGAGAAGGACATCATTCCTCCGGGCGTGGCGGCGCTGCGCGGGACCTCCGTTCACAAGGGCGCTGAGGCCAACTACGACCAGAAGATCCACACGCGCCGGGACATGAAGCCCGACATGCTGGCGGAGATCACGGCCAGCGTCTTTGAAAAGACCGTCAAGTATGAAGACGTGTGGCTGAACCCGGAGGAGCAATCAGTCGGCAAGAGCAAAGTGCTGGGAGAAGCGAAGGACATGGCCACGCGGCTAACCATGCTCTTTGGAAAGCAGGTGGCGCCCAAATACATGCCCAAGCACGTGGAGCTGGAGCACCGGATCGAGCTGCCGCGCAGTTCTCACGATCTTCTGGGGCGAATCGACCTCATCACCGAAGACGATGTGATCCAAGACCTGAAGACGCGGACAAAGAAGACGTCGCCGGAGCAGATTCATAATGACACCCAGCTGACATTTTATGCGCTGGCCTTTCACAACAAATTCGGCCGGGCGCCCAAGGCTCTTGTGATCGATGAGCTGGTGGACGCCAAGGAACCAACCGTCAATTCCGTGATGACGGATCGACATCAGGAGGATTTTGAAGTGCTGACCAACAGGATCAACAGCGTGGTGAAAGGGATCAAAGCCGGAGTCTTCACGCCGGCATCTTCTGGGGGATGGTGGTGTTCGGCCAAGTGGTGCGGTTTCCATGCGACCTGCTCCCACGTTAGCCACCGATGAGCCTGGAGGTCTGCGAAATTTTGTTTTGGGAATGCCGGAACGGTATTCATGGAGACTGTCCGGAATGGTGTCATTCGATGTGGCCCTCCAAGCCAGTCGAATTGCGGTGCCAATGCAGCTGCCATAAACCAAAAGGAGAATAAAATGAGCGACTTGATGGAACTGGTGAACGAGTGCGACACGGCGGGTCCCGAGAAGGGAGATACGGACGCGGCAATCTCTGAGGCGAACTACCTGAGAGACCTTGGATTTTCTGCGGCAGCCGAGCAGATCATGGCGAAGGCGACTTTAAAGGCCAAGCTGAACCGGATCTCCAACTACAAATACATGGAGATCACGGACAAAAAGATCCTTTCCTTTCTCCAGCGAAAGGCGGGCCAAACAGAAAAGAAAAAGGCGGACAGGTTCGATCGCTTTATTTCTGAACATCTCGACTTTGACAGGACCGATTCTGCCTCGCAGTCGCGCGGTTTTTTGTCGAATTTGCTCGGCGGACTGGGCGGTGGGATGGATTACACTATCCGAAGCGCGACGATGACGTCGACGATTCTTGATCAGCTACAAGCGCAACAGCAGACTATCGAGCGCTTTTTTACTGGCGGACGGATGTTCGACGGCTCAACCTTACACGTCTCCGACGCCAACGGCGACGCATGGGCCTGGGTTGAGACTCCGGTGAAGGACTATAAGGCCGTCCCGCCCAAAGACGTTCTCCTGAAAATGGAGGAGCACAAGGCGCGCGGAATCTTCGACAGCTTCACCATCGCGTCGGTGGAGAAGATCAAGGACCCTCTGCTCCTCGGGCGGGTCGAAGGCGTCGATGACCGCCGCTTCTTCATCGCCCAGTGGGGGGAGGATATTGCCCTGGACGATGTGATCTGATGTTGACAAAAGAAGCTCTGATCGCCAAAATCCCGCGCACCTCAAACGGCAAGATCAAGGGAGAAGAAGGCCGGCGCCTGGAGCGACTCATCAGCTCTTACAGGTACAGCGAGCAAGAGCTGGCGATGATCGAAACGGAAATCAACGGCCTGGTCCAGCACTACGGCCATGAAGGTGTTTACGCCAAGGGGTCTCGGAAGTTCTCGAAGATTCCATGAGCGTCTGCGGCCCGCCCCTTACTCGGCGAAGGGGTGGGCCGCTCTATTTTGGAGGGCACATGAGAGCATCCCATGAGCATGACGAAGCGGTGGCGCTCTGCCAGTGGTGGAGTTACTACGCCAATAGTTTGAAGCTGGACCAGCGCCTGCTGATCCATATTCCGAACGAGGGAAAGCGCACGCCTTGGGGTGGAAGAAGGCTGAAGGACGAGGGACTCAGGCCTGGGACGCCGGACTACTTCTTGGCGTTCAGCCGCAGTCCATATCACGGTCTCTTTATCGAATTGAAGGCGCGGAAGGGGCGGTTGGGGAATTCTCAGGAGGAGATGATGCGCCTTCTGTCGAGCAAATTCTATTGGGTGGAGGTGTGTTTTGGAGCGGAAGCGGCTATCGACGTAATAAAGAAGTATTTGAACCGGCCAGCTCTCGAGGGCGCCGCTCCATTACATTCAAAATCGTGACGGGTCCCTCATTCCGCCTGTCTTTGATGACGTTGAAGATGACGATGTATTTCGGCGTTTGGATCTCAAGGACGCCGCTCGTACAACGGACGATGCGCTTTCTCATTTAAAAATCCTCGCGTTCTTTTTGACTGGTTTCTCTTCATGCTCAAGTGAGATCCGATCGCGGGTGGATAGGTTTTCAAACTCCATCACCATTTGAGCCTTATTGATGTCGTGTCGGTGAATTGAAATAAAGCGCCAGTCTTTGGGGTTCAATCCATTCATCAGAAAAACTGTCCAGGCCGCGCTCTCTTCTGGGTTCATTGGATGATCTCCAGCATTTCGGTTTCGTCCATCCGCTGCGTTCTTCCAAATCCATCCCGCAGAAGTCCACTTACTATCGCCGGCCGCCCATCGTAAAACCGGTATCCGGTGGGCAGCGGTCGGGTGGGAAGGTCCCATGCCACCATCACGCCCTCATGGTCATCGTCGATCTTATAGTGGGCATCGATTACGCCGCGCGTCCCGCAAGGGACTCCGGAAAAGGCGTGGAGGGATCGGACGAACCATCCGACGGCTTCGGGGAGGTGCTCGACGCTGGAGAGTCTTTTGATGTCTTTTGGATTGATTGGTTCCATTCTTCGATCTCCTCGGGTGTTGCTAGGCCCCATTTGACCACGCAGCCCAAGAAACACGGACGGCAGTAGGTATGGGACTCGCCCTCTCCATCTGGCCTGCGCCTAATTTCCGTTTTACAGAGACAGCACCGAATAATCATCGGCATCGACAGGCCTCTTTTTCGCTTTAGAGAACACGTCTGCCTTCACAAAGAAAATCCTTTGGTCGAGTTGCGCAGCCTTTCGCTTGAGCCAGATGGCGACCGTGCCATGCGGCTGGGCAGGTACTCCTGTATATTGGTCGACGCCGCTGTGGAGCTTCCAGTGGCTCGTCACGCGGACCGAAACGACCTCGGAGTGCGCGTGGAGCGGGATCACTCGCATCCCGCGCGGCGTGCGACGGGGAACAAACTTGAATCTGCGGAGTGTGATGATCTCTCCAGGCTCGTAGGGATGCGAGTTGTCCATTTACCTGCGCTCCTTTAGTTAACCTAATTAAGTATGCCTGACTTGACGCGATTTATCAAGTAACAAAGAGTCCCCGCCGCAGAAGCAGGGGAGCAAACTGCGGCGGGGGTAAATTAGGAATCTTGCACCGACTTAAAATTGTCCATGAGGTGCAAGAATATTTGCTCTGAGAAAGGGGCGAAGCGCGCCTTTAAATCGGTCCACTCCTCTATTTTAATTGGCTCAACACTATAATCTTCGGTACGGCGGATGTCTGTCAGATAAGGGACCGCGTTCTCGGGGGAAGTCCAGGTCGGGATAACGCTGGCGCCTTTCGCAAATTTAATAAGCAAGAGGCGCCCATCTTTCTTGTCCTTGGCAATATAGAGGCTGATCATATGGTCTCCGTTATTCCGTCTGTGGAAATGTCTTCGTCCCTTCTGTGTAAGGTATGACCCAGCCATCGACGTCCGACGGATGCCAGGGCGTCCCTCCTGCCACCTCATTGATGGGCAGGAATCCCTTCTTCCGTAGTACAGCCGCTTGCTCCCGCGAAACGGCCCGAGCCTTGACAGCCAGATCCACCTCTTGCGGCGTAGGACTAGAGAACACCTTCCCTTCGTTTGGTTCGGCGGGGAGCTTTGGTCGTGCCTCCCAAATTTTCGCCATCGTCCGCCGGAAGGTCCTGTCCGATGTAGGGGGAAGCGTGTGCAGGTCCGCCATTCCCACGAACCCCGCCAACTCCTCATAAAAAACAGCTCTTCCAAGGCTCTTGCTCTCGATCATCATCATGGAGCCGCCAGGGACCATGACCACCGTATTGGCGCGGTCGGGGGCGTCCAAGATGTAGTCGACCGCCACTTTCCCGATGATGTTGAATTCGTCGCCGCTCAGGGTCCGGGGATATTTAATGTTGCGGGCGACCCATTCCCCGGCAGGGGTGAGGGGGCGATCCGTGATCCGGCTGGCGCTTCTGATGATGTCCGGGTCCAACTTGAGGCGGCGCGGGCGAGAGAGGGAGGCGGGTTGCTCCGCTCTCTTGTGGAATTCCAGCAGCTCATCATCGGAGAGGAAGCGCGATTCTTTTGCCTGGTAGCTCGTCGCATGAAGCGACGCGCCGAGGAAGACTGCCGCGAATGCTCTTGTCCATTTCATTTTAGGTTCTCCATCATCTCTTTTTCGGCCTGTTCATCGCCGGACTGTGAGAGCATCCATGCCAGAGTAGAGGCGCGCCGGCCGTAGGCGGCGCCGTTCTTCTGATAGTTCACACGGGCCAGCTTCCGATAGAAAACGGCGCCTCGGGCCATCGCCACCGTGTTGTGCGGGTCCAGGGCCAAGGCCTTCTCTACGAAGTCCATCGCTTGCTCCCCGTTCCGGTGGGCCAAGGCAACAGGGATCGCCGTGCTGTAAAGATAGGAGACGAACTGTTGATGACTCATCGTCCGCATATAAACCCCGGTCCTTCGCGTCGTGTAAAGGATCTTGAGGAAAGAGTCGTAGTCGTCGTCCGACGACTCGCCACCGCCGTCCGTCGGTTCTATATTTCTCATTTGCAGGTCCGGGCCGATGTAGCGGAGAAACATATGGGACGGCGCGGACACCGAGTATATAGGATATCCCAATCTTTGCGCCGTTGCGAGGTAGAGCGTGGCCAGGGCCATGCAGGTGCCGGTCCTTCGCTGCAAGATGTAGGATAGGAGGCGGCAGTCGTCGGCGTGGGCTTTGTAGGCATCCTTATCGTATTTATAGCCTTCCAGCTTATAGATGACCGTGTTCATGGCGCGGATGCGCTTGTCGGGGTCCGTCTCGCCTGCGGTGATGGTCCTCACCCGCTCCACGAGCATGTCTAAGAGCGTGTCGTAGGTGTCGACGTCCAGGTCCGGGTAAAGCTGTTTGGAGATGGCCAGGGCCTCTCGCCCTACGTCCACCTCAACCTCCGCCACCGGCGGCGCCGCCTGCCCGTGGTGGAGTGACCACCAGGGCAGGCGCGCCGCCACGACGAAGGCCGAGGCCCACGCCGCGATGAGGAGCTTTTTATTCGACACTAGGCCGCGTCCTTGTTGGCCTGGAGGATGTCGTCCAGCCCGTTCATGACCGCGCGGTAAGCCTTGATGTCCCCGCGCTCCACGTATTTAGCCTTTCGCAGCAGGGCGTCTATCCCCGCCTTGATCCTGCCCGTCACGTCCTCGGTCAGCCTGATGCTCACCCAGTGGGACGGCTGCTCCGCAACATCGCAGGCGTGGTCGTTGTCCTTCCCGCAGATCGGCTCCACCAGATCCGCCACAGCGAACAGCTTCAGCTCATTCTCCTTTTTCATGTGCATCTCCCCTTGCTTTTTATTTGACCTCATTTCTTCAAAAGCTTCTGAACGCCTCCGACCGTTTTATAGCCCAGGAAGGCCGCAATTTGGCGGAGGGAGTACTTCGCGCTTCGTAAGACGTGCGCTGCCTCCCTTCTGCTCGGATGCGTCATGCGAGGGGAGGGCGGCATAAGGCGCCCTTTTCCCTTGCAAATCGGGCAGGGAATATCCGTCTGTGAATGGGGCATTTAGCTTCCCTTCTTGAAATAAGCGTTAAGGACTTCCACCACGAGCTTATGGTCCCGCTTTTTGTAGACGCTGGCGACCAATCTATAGCCGGCGTAAATGTCGCCTACGCCGGAACGGAAATCCCATCGGCCGACCCATTCCCCCTTTTTGTGAGGAGGGAACTTGTTGGGAGCGTTGCGCGTCTCCCTGGCGATGCGGGCGGCGGTTTGGTTTAGGTCTTCTTTCTTTTTCTTAGGCATTAGAGCCCTCCCATAGAAAACATTTTGACGGGCGCCGTCTCTCCCTCGAACACGGCGACCGGAGTAAATCCGCGCTTCATCACAGCGGCCAGCGCGGCGGCGTCCGGGTTTTTACCGCCAACGAAGTCGAAGGCGACGCGCTCGGTGTTGTGGTCGATGGAAATCACTGTCCACGTCTTCTTAAGCATGGTCGGCCTCATCTCGTCTGATAAATCCCGAAAAACCCAACCTCGTTTCCGTTGAGATCCCGCAAGGCTTGATCGTGGCCGGGGGAAAAGTTCGGGTGTCCTTCGATCTTGTCGGCCAGCTCACGAAGGATTCGCGCCGTCTCGAAACTCTCGTTATCTTCAAAGGCGGCATTGGTAGCATTGATCTGAATTTTTATTTTCATTTGATCCTCCCCTTGCTTTTTGGTCCGCCGTGAAGGGCGGTTAATGCTTTACCAGCCCAGAACCCCGGCCAGCCGTTGCATTTCGGACATCTCGATTTTGTGACACCCTACCCTCAGCACGGCCCCGTCAAACGAATCAACTTTGTAGTGACCCAGGGACATCCCGGGAAGCGCGACGGGCAGATCATTGATCCGCGTCCACAAGCGCCTTGCAACGTCCAGGGGAATTCGGGCGCTCCGGCTCGTGACAACCTCCCGCTCCCCGTCTTTCTCTTCGACGCGCAAGAATATACGATCCACGCCGGAGGGGAAATAGGTCCTCTCCCCACGCTTCCATGCTTCAATCTTATCGGCCTTCTCCGTCTCAAGGCGCTTTTGTTCCTCCGCCTTACGCTTGCGCTCCTCCGCGTTGAATTTCTTGACGGCCTCTATCGCGGCGGGGGAGAAAAGATCGTCTGACGTCAAGGCTTTAAGGCGCTTCTTCGCGGCGGGGTCTTTAATGTGGGGGAAGCGGGCCGCGAACTCTTTTAGGTCCGTCGCCTGCCTTAACGCCTCCGCCCTGTACCAATCTCCATGCTTGATCGCCTTTAAAGACTTCCGGCGCAATTTCTCTACCTCTGACATCATCTCCTGAATATTCGCGGCGTGATTCGTTGCGGTTACGTCGTGGACATTGAAGACCTTGACGCCGGAAGGAATGGCGCGGCGCGTGTATGCCAAATGTTTTGCCGTCGATACGGAGTATTTCCGCGTTGTGAAGAGGGCGGTATTGGCGTCAATGAAACGCGCCATGGGGAAATGCCGGCCGGGTCGGCCCGTCGAAGAAAACCCGCGATGCGCGGCCCTCCGCTTGCGTCTGTTGCACCCAGATGTGGGCCACTTCCTCGTGATTCCTCAAGACCGTTTTCATGGTATTACCCCCTTGCTTTTTGTGTGAAGTGTTACTTTAACAACTTGAGGCCGTATTTCAGGATGCGGATTTTCATTTCTTTTCGGGCGTCGTAGGCGGCGGCGGCGGCGGCGGCGGCGTCGGCGTAGGCGGCGGCGGCGGCGTCGGCGTAGGCGGCGGCGTCGGCGTAGGCGGCGGCGGCGGCGGCGGCGTAGGCGTAGGCGGCG